TACTATGTAAAAACTGGAAGTGGAACCACAAATATTAATTTGGGCGGAGTAGTGTTTTTTAGAGATAGTTCTTTGACAATTAAAGAACCTTGGATTATTACAAGTAATGTTAATTACACTAATTCTCAGGGGTGGGTAAGAGCTTCACGAACATTTACTACAGATTCGGATACTAGATATATACAGTTATTTATTTGCCCAACAGGCAATGGTGTATCTGGACAAAAATTCTTAATTGATGGAGCCATGCTTGAACAATCAAGTTCTGTAAGTACATATTTTGACGGAACTTATACTGGAAATCTTATTACAAACCAATCATTTGAAAGCGGAAGTTCTGGTTGGACAAATAACACATCTAATGTATCGGTTAGTATTCAAACTTCATCAGCATACTCTTTGTTTGGCGCAAATAGTTTAAATATTTCTATTGGGTCATCATCAACATCTCCTACATGTTATTCTTTTGCACAAACTAATATAGGAAGTGGTTCTGGAATATATACTTTTAGTGCTTATGTTTATTCGCCAACATCAACAAATATTAGAATTATTTTTAGAGATAATAACGGATCTTCATATAATCAAGGAAGTATTTACACTATTCCTGCTGCAACATGGACGAGAGTATCTAGGACTGTAAGTCAAGAATATGCTAGTGCTAAATGGGATATCGGATTTGAAGTTGGTCAAGTAGTGCTAAATTCAAACTTATATATAGATGGAGTTATGGTAGAGCTTTCCTCATCAATTAATGATTATATAGATTCCAGTATGATTTCTTGGAATGGTACAGCTAATTTATCTTCTTCAAGATTAGGAAATTCTTATATTGTTGGTAACACAAGTAGTTCTTTACCAAGCCCGTCAATATGGCTTAATGCGTCATCTAGATTTCAATCATTAGGCGGGTCGTTATATATAAATGGCGCATCAGTAGCAGATAATACATATACAGCATCCGCAAATGAATTGTATCATATTGTTCTTGCATTATCAGCATCAAATAATTCTAGCTTATATTTAAATGGGACAAATTCAATAATTCCGTCAGTTAGTAGTTCTACTACTTATGGACATGTTACCTTATGGACAGATAAATTAACATCAGATAAAATTCTACAAAGATATCAAAGCTACTATTATGGAACAACTGCAAGTGTCACCGATGACGGAACAAAGAAATATTTTTCAAATACTAGCACAGATTCGTTTAAAGTTTTCCGATTAAACAATTAAATGGTAGTAATATGTTCAAAAATTTCGTTTTCATAAACAAAAATGGTAGAATTAGTTCATGAGTAATATAAAAGTACAACAAGTAGAAGAAGTAAGCTATGGATTATATCTTTGGCAGATGCCAAATGGATCAGTTGTCACAGATGAAGAGGGTAATTATCTTAATGTAGCTGCTATGAAGGGTGATGTTAGAAAAATTAATGCACTTAGACAAGCAGCAAAGTCTTACGGATTAGAAGAGGGTAAACCAGTATGGTTTTCTGGACACCGCCAAATCAGTGATGAAGAATACTATCAGCAAAAAGAAAGACTTGATTGGGGACTAATTCCAGATGAATTAGATGTTCCTGCAATTAAAGAAGACTTAGTAGAAAAAAGAAAGATGGGGCTTTTATAAATGTCAGACTTAATCGATGACGATGGCTCACAAATGATCAGAATTGTATCTGATAGAGACAGAATTCGCAAAGAAGCAGAATTTGAATACGAAGATCCATTTGAAAAAAGCTGGGACGATCTTAAAAAAATTGATGGTCTTAATGAAAATTTTAAGCGTAGAGCAAATAGATTAGAAAAATCATTTACTGGTGTAGATGATGCAAAGTCTAAGAAGTTAGATCCTCTTGACTTAACTGGATATTCACTATTTATGATTGTTCAGCCTCCATACAATGTTATGTACTTATCACAGCTTTTTGATCTTTCACCATTCCACCATGCTGCAGTTGAAGCTAAAGTGGCTAATGTTATTGGATTGGGTTATGAGTTTACTGAAACTCCAAAAACGCTTTCAAAGGTTGAAGATGTTTTAGAAAATCCTGCTAAACTTGATAAATTGCGTAGAAATATTACTCGTGGAAAAGCAGATTTAAAAGAATATATGGAGAGTATGAACTCCGATGATGGCTTTCTGGAAACTCTTAAAAAAGCATATACAGATTTAGAAGTTACGGGAAATGGTTATATTGAAATAGGTAGAACATCAAGTGGAAAAATTGGTTTTATTGGTCATATTCCTGCTATCACAATGCGTATTCGCCGTCATAGAGATGGTTTTGTCCAAGTTGTTTATAATAGATATACTTTCTTCAGAAACTATGGAGATACAACTACAGAAGATCAGATTGGCACAGACCCACGACCCAATGAAGTAATTCATTTAAAAAAGTATACTCCAACAAATACATATTATGGCGTTCCAGATATTATTTCTGCAAAAAATGCTATCGCTGGTGACGAATTTGCACAGCGTTATAACTTGGATTACTTTGAGAATAAGGCTGTTCCAAGATATATTATTACCGTAAAAGGTGCAAAGCTTAGTGCAGATTCAGAAAGAAAGTTATTGGAATTTTTCCAAACTGGATTGCGTGGAAGAAATCACAGAACACTTTATATTCCACTACCGTCTGATGGCGAGCAAGCTCGTGTAGAGTTTGACATGAAAGCAATTGAAGCAGGAATACAAGATTCTTCTTTCAAGGAATATGCAGTAGAGTCTCGTGACCGTATTCTTCTTGCACATCGTGTTCCTATTTCAAAGATTGGAACCCCGCAAGGAATGTCTTTGGCGGGAGCAAGAGATGCTGACAAAACATTTAAGGAGCAGGTATGTAGACCAGCTCAAGAGTACATTGAACATAAACTTAAAAAAGTTATTTCTGAGATTACAGATGCATTTTACTTATCATTTAATGAACTTACGCTTACAGATGAAGAAACGCAAGCAAGAATTGATGATGTTTATCTTAAGGGTCAAGTTATTGTTCCTAATGATGTTAGATTACGAAAGGGTATGCCACCAACAAAAGATGGAGACAAACCATTAGTAATTGGTGGAAAAGATGCAGCAGAACAAAAAGCCCAAGAAAATGGTACTAGAAATAGAGATCAGAAAAGAAAAATTAATGCACCAGATACTCAGGGAGAAGCAAGAAACCCAAAGGGCGAGGGAAGAACCCAATCTTAAGGAAGGCATAATACCATAAATTTTGTATTATAGAATATAATTGGTATTATTTAAATAATATGAATATTGAAAAATCCATTTGGTCAAACGGGAGTCGCAAGATGAGTCTTGCTTTTCCTATTGCCAAAGTAGATAAAGAAAACAGAACAGTCTCTGGATTTGCAACTCTAGATAATTTAGATAAGCATGGAGACGTTATTACATCAGATGCAAGCAAGGCAGCATTTGAAAGATTTCGTGGAAATCTTAGAGAAATGCATCAACCCATTGCTGTTGGTAAAGTTTTGTCATTTAACGAAGAGGATTTTTATGACGCAGAGTCTGGCAATAATCACAAAGGCGTTTTTGTAGAAGCTTATATTTCAAAGGGTGCTCAGGATACTTGGGAAAAAGTATTAGATGGCACCCTTACTGGTTTTTCTATTGGTGGAAATATTGTTGAAGCATCTATGGAAAAAGGCGATGAAGAAACAGATGAAGAGCGTAGAATTATTCAAGCCTACGACTTACAAGAATTAAGTCTTGTCGATAACCCCGCAAACCCCCTAGCCAATATTTTTTCTATTCAAAAAAGCGGAGATGAAGTTATTTTCAAGGGCATGGCAGCAGAACTTGAAACAGAGAATGTTTTCTGGTGTAAATCAGATCAAATTGCAACAGCACACGCAGGAGATTCAAAAAATTGTAGTGTGTGTGGAGATTCAATGCAAACAATCGGATGGGTTGAGAAATATGATACGGAGAAAAATTCTTCTATCAAAAAAGTAGTAGATTCATACTTTAAAAAAGATGATGCTCCAGGT